GCTATTCATCATGTTTGGTTTAGCAGTTCTATTGTTGGCTGTTGGTATTCCAGGTTGTCTGTTTGATGGTAATAAAGGATTTGGTAATCTTTTATTAGGATCAACATAAGTATTTGGTCTATTACTACCTAAAGCACTAAAATTATTTTTTTGAACTTTTGCATTTTGATTTAGTATACTTGCATTTGGATATGTTGGATTAGCAACAGTACCACCACCAAACCTGCTTGTGACAGCATTGCCAACATTTTGAAATGATCCTGTCATTTCATCGCCTCTGTATGGATTTTGATAACTAAAACTATCTCTTAAAAGTGATTGTCTTTGTTTAGGCAAACTGCCCATACTAAATAAACCACGATTATTTGGATTAAGAAATTGACTAACTTGAAATCTTGACATTAGAAAAACCCTCCGAGTAATCCACCTATGCCTGCTCCCATACCTGCACCGAGTCCAGGTATTTTACTTGCAATGTCTACTCCAGTTAATGCACCACCTAATAAGCCACCTGCTGTATTTCTAAATACAGGTTGCGTATTTGCAGTAGTTGTTGGAACATTTGCTCCAATAGATCCTAAATACTCTCTTAGTTTGTAATATGGTTTTTGCTGTTCAAAATCAAAACGAGCCATAGCATCTTGTATCTTAGCCATCTCCATACCTTCTTTAGTTGCACCAACACCTGCTAGTGCTTGAATGTCTGAATAGTCTGCTTGTGCTAATTGAGGTGCTAATGCAGTTGCATTAACCATGTTTTCTCTTTCACGATTATATTGATCGCCATACACTTGCGTTCCTACTTTGCCTAATTCTCTAGCAAGTATTTCTTGATTTGCTCCACTACCTAATCTGCCTGCTTTAGAGAATTGTGATTGAACACCACTTGTAACATCTCCTGCAATTTGATCGTATAATCCTTGTGAATAAGGATTAGTTGTTGGAGATAAATAATCTCCTTGTAAAATTGAATTTATTTCATTTTGCGAACTTGCAAGCAAAGGATTATTTAATGCTCTTTGTGTTGCTAAATTTAATGAAGCAGTAGTCTCTGGTGCAAAATCAGTATAAGTTTGATTTGGGTAAAAGTTAGGAGTGCTTGATTGAAACAAATTTTGTGCTTGATCGAATGCTTCTGTAACATAAGGTTTAACAAATGCAGATGGCTCTGAACTTGTTGTTGTTGTTACATTTGTTGGATTACTCCCCTTTGACATTATATCTCCTTGCTAAATAAATAAATTTTTTGTTCATATCCTTTTAACTTTCTTGCCCATCCTTTTCGCCCTGCTACCTCTATTGCTTGACAGTTATTGAGTTTGGCAAATTTTTCTATTTCTGTTTGTATTGGCTCTAACCAATTATTCATGTTGCTACCTCCTGCAAGGAAGTAACGACAAATTCTTTTTTGTGGATACTGTGCAACTTCTGTAACGACTGCACTTTCCACTTTTTTATTCCAACTAATAAATAGTTGAAAGCTATTTTTAATTAATCCTTTAAGTATATCATCTGCTGTATAGCAATCATCTAAAGCCTTTTTTATTAATGGCTCAACTTCATTCCATACTAAATGTATATCTTCTTTCGGTACTTGTATAATCATCCAATAACTACATAACCAAAATTCTGATCGGTATTTGAATTACTGGCATGAGTTAGTGTTGCTGTTCCATCTGCTCTAGCTGATACATATAAATTAGCTTTAGCAGTATTTCCATTAGCAGTAATGGGCATAAACAATATTATTGAATTCACACCTATTCTAGCATCTGCTAATGTTGTTGTTGTTTGGTTTTGACGCAAAGTTATTGTTCCTGTTGAGTTTAACTTTCCATCAAGTGTATTATTTACTGTGTTAGAAATTAATCGTAAATGTTGTGAAGCATCTGGCATACTTACAGGCACTTTTAGATATTGGTTTTGTGCCATTATCTTTTACCTGTTGCTTTTGCCTCTACATCAACTCCAGACATTGTTTTAAAGTTGCCTGTTACATTAACTCTTAGTCGATGATACCTTGAAGTAGATCGCATAGGACAATCGCCATTTGCTTTTATATTTACAGCACTTCCTTCTGTTACTGCATTAGCTTGAGAGCTACGAGTAATAGGAGTTACTGTAATTGTTGTATTACTACTTCCATCTGCATCAACTATCGGTCTAGCTGTAATTAATGTACTGTTTTTATTTTTAGCACCTTCAAATTCTGTTGTATCTACTGTTGCATCTAAACTTGCACCAAGAAATTTTCCAAATTTTTTATCAGAATTAAATCCACTTAAACCAATAATACCTTCTCCATAAGCATAAGAGTCTAAACTATATGGCAAATCATCTATTGATCCAAGAATGTCTAATGCTTCTAAAGTAGTAAATGCTTCTTGTGATGCAGAGTTAATAAAATGTAAGTCTTGGCTACTGCCTGTGCTCCATCTATCAACAGCATAGTTATAACATAATAATTTATTATTAACTGTGCCTGTACCTGTTGCACCACTACCTCTATAAGACCAAATGACCATTGAGTTATTTGGATCTACTGCACTACAGATCCCCTCAAAATTTGAGGTTGTATCTGCAAAGAAAAATTCGTTTACTCTTCCAATCCCAATCGGTGTTAATTTTTGACCACCAGATAATTTATAAAAACCATCTTGAGCTAAGAAAAATATATCACTACCAAAAGAGACAACACTCTTAGGAGCAAAAGCACCTATGTTATCTGCAATCTTATCAAACTGAAAGATTAATGGTGTACCAACATAATCCATTCGGAAGATTGCTCTTTCCATAAAGACTATGCCAAAAGACTCTCCACCAACAATAGCTTGAACTGATCCATGTGTTCCAACAATATCTTGAAAACCAGATTGTGTTGTTTGACTTGGAGTCCAGGTAGAACTATCGTTAAGTCCAGACCATTTAACTCGTTGGTTGTAAACTGTTGATGACTCTGTTGTATAACCACTTACAACAAAGTCTCTAATAACTGCTAAGTATTTTGCTTTTAGTGTAACAAGATCTGAGAAAGCACTATCAACACCTTCTTCAAACTTTTGTATATTATCAGCACCATTCGTTGCAATAATGTTTGCTCCAAATTGTGTAAATGCCCAAAAGTCTCTTAATCCTTCTGTTGTACTGTTGTTGTAACCAGATGGCTTAGATTTATCTTGAAATACAAGTGAACTATCCATTTGGTATAGTTTAGTTGTATCTCCTGCATAGTTAGTTGATCCACTTGCAGAAAAAGAAGTAAATAAACCAACAGGTGTAGTTCCTAATCCTGTACCACTTAAAGAAACAAATCTTGGAAAAGATTTATAACCTTGTGCTAATGGAATTACATTATTAACCTTTATAGATCCTGTATTTTGATAAGCAGGAAGATCTGCTTGTAATTGTCCGAATTGTATATCAGCCATTACACCACCATATATGATGACATCTGTAATGGTGCAGATGAAGTTCGACCTCTCTGTGCTGACTCATTTGCTGATTTAACTCCTGCTAAATATAATGATGCCCAAACTTGTAATCTTTCATCATTCATAATAAATGGCTCACTTTCAGCTAAACACGAATATAAATATAAATCTGGAAAACTTGTTAAAATATCATTTGTTGTATTTGATGCAGACAATTTAGTCGGTCTTTTAAAAAATCCTAATTCTAAAACATCTGTTGTATCTGGAGCTTTACCAAGATGTATTTTGTTTTTAATAATAGTGTAATGCGTAGTAGCTCCATTACCAACTCCTAAATTATATAATCGCATAAAATCTGGTGGAGTTACATATCGTAAAAAACGATATGGACTTGTTTGCAAAGCAACATATCGCATTTCAAGATAACCAGTTGGTAAATCGTAAGCCTGTGTACCAACAACAGTAGTAATAGAAGTGTCAATTTCTTCCATTTCTCTTAATCGCAAATCTCTTGCCATGCGTGACTCTGATAAATCTATAAATGTATCTAAATAGGAAGTTAAATCATCTCTGTTTAAATAATTTGCAATTTCTGTTTTAAGATTTGCGTAAGTGTCTAATGCCATTATAGGTTTCCTTGATAAATTCTAAAAAATCTGTTGTCTGGATCGTTTAACCATTTTTTCATTCTGTCATGGTCTAGTATTTGACCACCATGAGACATAATTCCTTTTTTTGCAAGTTGTTGAACTACTATAAGAGGAATAGATGCAACTTTTGTCATACCTGCATGTTTTCCCAACTCGCCTTTCATCTTGTAAGCATCTGCTCCAAGATTTGCTTCTTTTTTATTTGCGTTAATTAATGGCTCGACATCTTGGACATCTTCTAAATGAATTTTATCTTCACTTTCGTCAAAATGCATTCTGCTTTTTACAATGCTTTTACTATCCTTTTCATCAAGCCATAATTTTTTTGTCATTAGATTAACTCTGTTGCGTACACTTCGCCATCAGAACTTGCCTCTCTAATAACTGCAATTTTATCTGCTCCACCACTTACTTTAACATAAATAACTTCATCTTTCGGTAAGTAAGCAGATGATGTAGTTGCAGTTGGAGAAGCTCCTATTTGAAAATGACATCCATGCGTTCTTGCCACTAACATAATTACAGAAGTTGTTGCTCCAAAAGGGTTTGAAGAAGCACTTGATGAACTTCCACTTGTCAGCTTATGAACTGTTGAAGGTCTGCCATAATATATTCCGAAATTTGACATTATTTATCCTATCTTCTTATAACAAAAGTAATTTCGCATTCGCAAGAAGTTGCAGATGCTCCATCTGTAATCATTTCGATTGCTTGACCTTCTGCTATATCATTAGCTCCAGAAGGAGTTGAAGAGTCAACATCTCCAGGTGCACTTCCAGATTGTGTAATAGTAATGCCACCATTAGTTACTGCTACTCCACCAATTTCAAAAGACAATCCTGCATCTGCTGTAGTGATTGCGTTTTTAATTGTTGAATATATTTTAATAATTTTGCCTCCATCTGGAGCAACTACAAAACTACTACCTGCTGAACTAATATTATGAATTTTACCTACTATAAAATAATCGTTTAAAGTTCTCATTGTTTTCCTTTATCGTTCCGAGCATATTGCTCTTCAATAAAAAAGGGGGAGACAACCTCCCCCTAATAATTAGTTTTACCTAACCTTATGCTAAGTTAAAAATACCATAAGATGCGTTAGGGTTTCTTGCTTCCATAGTCCATTCGCAAAGCATTAATTTTTGAGATGCGTCTGAAGTATCACTAAGATCTTTAGTTTGGAAAGGTCTTAAATAAGCAATCGCCCATTTAGACATATCCAATACATCTACTCTGTTTGCGTTTTGGTATCTATCAGGAACAAATGATACTGTAGAAAAATCACTGACATAAATATCAACAGCACCTACAACTCTTTTATCAGAAATGTTGTTAGTGTTAGTTGCAATGCCATTGAATGAAGAAGCAGTTTGCTTGTGTGTTGAGTTCATTAGAACAACACTTGGCTCGCCACCTAGTTCATAACATTTTTTTAAAGCATCTTTTAAAAGATCTTCAGTAAATGCAACATCTGTTCCACCTGCTTCTGCTGTACTTCCATTTCCAGTTGGCACAGTTCCACCATTTTTATAATAGTTTAATGCTGTAGTAGCTGTACCTGGAATGTTTCCACCATAATAAGTGTCGATACTTCCACTCTCTCTTGCAGTTCCAGATGATCCACTAGCTTTTGCATTTGAAGTGTTAATATTTGCAAACTCAATATCTCTTTTAAGTTCTTTACCTACTTTAGCCATTTGGTATGCAAGTTCTTGACCTCTACCATAATTGCTTACAGCTTGATCTGTTCCTGTTACACCAACAGCTTTAGCTGTAATTTGCGTGTAGTTTTGAAGTTTTACAGTTGGAGCTCTTGTGTCCAATCCGTAAGTGTGACCTTCGACTTGTGCATTCGCACCTGCTGGCTCGAGTGCATCTGTCTGCCATTCATGTAAAGTTTGAGTGGCTGTGCTTTTTCCTGCATTAGAAATAAAAGGTGTCTCAACTGGCGAAATATTGTATATGACATCAGCGAAACTCGGTTTTATACCAACACGATCAAAAGTTTCTGTGACATTAGTTGGAATTGCCATAGTTTATCCTTTATCGTTATTGAAGCATCTCAAGAAACACATCTTGTGCATCTTGTAATCCTCCAGATTGTTTCAGTTTATTCATTCTCTTACTCATATCCTGTTGCCTATCAGACTCTTCTCTGACATTTGACGCATTAGAAGAAACGACTTTTGGAGCTCGTCTAACTTTTTTATCTTGTAACTTTGTATTTTTTAATTGTTTATACCTGTATGCATCTACCAAAAGCAAAACTGCTCTATGATCGACCATCATATCAATTTCTTGTTCCGTATAACCACTTTCCAAAGCAAAGTTTTTAAGATTACGAGTTAGCTCTGCACCTTTTTCTTTGTCAGCATAGACTGGAAGTTTCTCTGCTAAGATTTTGCGTTCATTTTGAATATAATTTTGATAAATTTTATTCTGCTCATCTCTTTGCTCATTTTGAATGCGTTGTTTTTCTTGCTGTGCAAGTTGTAGCATTTCTTTTTGTTTATCGGACTCTGCTTTTTTGCGTACATACTCAGCAGGATTGTCTTGATAAAGAGCTTCCCAATCCACTTTTTCTTCTCGCTGTAAATTTTGAGTTAAGACCTCAAGTTGTTCAGCATATTTATTTCGAGAATTTTTGACTGCTTCGAGTTCTTTCGTTAAGTTTTCTTGCAATGACTCAACATCTTTGCGTTTATCACTTAACTCCATATTCTTTTTGGTATAGTTTTTTTCTAACTGATAGCCCTTCTTTAACTCTTGTAAATTAACTTTATAATCTTCGCCATTAACTTTGACATCATAAAGTGTTTCCTCGTTTTCAGAAGATGCGTCATTTTCATCTACTATTTCTTGTCCATCTAAATCTTCTAACAAGGGATCGCTATTATCTTTTTCAAGAGTAGCTTTCTCTTCTTCCAATTTAGGTGTTTCAGACTCTTCGCTTCCTTTTGCAGTCTCGTCATTATTTAAAAGGTTGGCGAATGCCTGTGCTGTTGCTGTTTCATCATTTAAGATGGTAGAGTCATTAGACTCTGTTTGTGAAACAACAGACTCCTGTGAAGGTGTATCTGCCATTTATTTCTCCTTATTTATTGATCTGTTTAGATGCCAGTTTGCCTGTTTCCATAACAGATTGGATTTGCACTAGAAGGACATTTAACATTTTTTCCATCATGTAAATTTTTTCTCTTCCCTCTGTGTCTCTTATCGGAGAACTTAACCATTCTTGTCGTAGCTCTGCCGAAACTTTTTGTACTGCTTCCACAAATATTTCATCTTCTAATATTCGTTTTGCTTGATGTCCTCTTTGTTGTTCTTTTTCTAAATTCATTAAATGCCAAACTCATCAAATTTATCAACATCTTCTGATCCAAATGGGTTACCACCAATTACAACATTTCCACCACCAGTCATTTGATTACTTGATGTACCACCTCTGCCTGTGCCATAATCTACTCCACCTTGAGTTTGTTGCGAAACAGCAGGTAATGGTGTTCCAGATATAAATGAATATCCTGTGTTGCCTTGACCATCATTAAAATTTTGTTGGTATGTATCTCCAAACGCATCAGTTACAGGCTCATTCATATTGTTTGCAGGTAACATACTTTCTATACCACCAACATTTGTGTTTACATTTTTATTAGCTATATCAAAAATTGCTTTATTATTTTTATCAAAGTTACCTGTAAAATAACCTCTTCTTGTTAATTCATCTTTAATAAAATTTTTACGCATTTCATTTTGTTTACCAAACAGTAATTGAAACTGTGAAGGCATAAACATATTACTCAAAGTAACTTCTGTGCCTTTACTTGGAAGATAACCAAGAGGACTATTTTTTAAAAAACCACTTGTCATATACTCAAGTAATTCTTCATCAGTTGCATTTTTCATATCTTCAATAGACATATATTTTCGTTCTTCTGGATCATCTCTATTGTTATCTTGTTGGTAGGATGATTGCCCAAATTGTTCTATTGGTTGGCATATACCATCGACTAACATATAACCTGGAGGACAAGGATCTACCGGTGCATCAGTTGGTGG